CGATCCAACAGATCAGCAAATGCTTTGGCGCTTTCCGGATCTTCGAAGTTTCCCATGTATTTCATTTCACCATTACTGTCGCGAGAGAAGAGCCTGTATCTTCCTTCCCTCTGATCGATAAGGTGGAGGAAGATTGTGCCTTCAGGTAAAGATTCATCAGGCGCAATTTCTGGGGGTGTCTCGTTCATTTTGTATACAGAGAATATGTTCACTTTCTTACCGAATCCATTCTAAGTGGAACAATGAACGGTAAGTATTCTGTTTGAGCACTCCACTATCCGACTCAGAATTGCAACATATTTCGTGCAAATTCTTACCCGCTAGGCTTAGTGTTCGGGGTCGAGCCCGGATCGAGCTTATTTTGACATCGACCCATCCTTAATGACTCTAGGCGGATCACAAGCTCGCAGGACTAGCGTGGCTTTGTCTATCGCTGGGACAGATGTCACAACTCATCTGGCACCAGATCTCATCAGCTTCGAACACTCGGATGATATAGAGAGAAACGCAGACACAATCACACTCAAACTCTCCGACTCCCAGCACAAGTACCTGACTGAATGGACGATCGACAAAGGGACAGAGATCATCGCGAAGATCCAGACCCACAACTGGGAGAAACCAGGCGAGAGATTGCAGGTTGAGTGTGGCTCATTTTATGTCAGCCGAATCGACTACAGTTCCAACCCGAGTGTTGTAGAGATTAAAGCGACATCCATCCCCGTTTCAAGCACCCTAAAAGGCATCGTCAAAAGTAATGGTTGGGAGAATCAAACTCTCAAACAAATCGCTGAGTTCATCGCGAAAGAAGCTGGCATGAAGCTCGACTATCGAGCTAAAGAAAATCCTCAAATGGCACGGTGCGATCAGGACTACGAAAGCGATGGACGATTGTTGCTCCGACTAACTACGGACGCCGGTCTCTGTCTCAAGGTCCAGAATCAAACTATCATCATTTTTGATGAAGCGGAATTAGATGCACAAGAGCCGTGGATCACGTTAACTCGTGACGTTTCACCCATTACCAGTTGGCGGCTTAGAACCTCCTCAAACAGGACGGTTAAAGGCGTAAGGGCGGCCTACATGAACCCCGATACCGGGAAGGTCGCGGGAGAAGAGTTTGTGCCGGACGAGACGCCGGAAGGTGTTGGAGACAAGGTTGATTCCGACTATGATCGACCAACATTTCCAGAATTTGGCCTTCACATAACCGGTGATTTCTTCGATACTCAGGAACTCCCGCCCGACTGGGATGCGCCCACATGGGAGTTCACTGATCCAAGCCCTCAGAGCAAGGCAGTAGCCATGAAACGAGCGAGGGCACAATGCCGCAAGCGAAACAGGGCAGAATGGGAAATCGATCTCACATTACCCGGATCAGTAGAATGGGTCGCTGGGACGGTTGTTAGGTTTGATAACAGTTGGGGGCCTAAGTTCGGCGATGCTAATTTCCTGATCCGAAGAACTGTGCACCGAATCGACAGAGCGAGTGGTTATGTTTGCAACCTGTCTCTAAGAAAGGTGCTGAAAGGTTACTAAATGTTTTTCAATCGAGAATATCCCGAAAATCCCCGATACAGAACTCTCGCTGCGATTGCCGTAGTTTCGGAACGCGAAAACGACCTGGTTAGAGGGCCGTTAGTTCGTGTGACATGGCCCGAAACTGGGAAAACCAGCGCATGGCTTCCAGTATTACAATCAGGCACGGTTGGAACAACCTGGTTCCGGTGTCCTAGGCTCGGTGAACGGGTTGTGGTTACCCGATTTGTTGACGGTCCGGAACAGGGCGTTGTTGTTGGTGCAGTCTACAATGGTTCCATCAAATCCCCGGTCCAAGGTAACCTAGACAACCTTCATGTCACATTCGACGACGGCACATCGATTACATTTGACCCATCCAACAGCACACTAACCCTAGACTCTAAGGGTCCGATTAACCTCAAAACAAAGGGCCCTATTAAGCTTGAGAGCGAAGATAACGTCGAAGTAGATACACAAGCCAACCTCAATGCAAAAGCCTCAGGGAAGGCGATCGTAGAGGCTCCTAACGTCGAGCTTAAAGGCGACGTCAAAATTACCGGGACCCTAACCGTTGAAGGCGCTCTAACAGCTGAAGGAGCCCAGTTCAATAGTGATATTAAAGTGACTGGAAACGGCACAGCCTCAGGACTCTGGATCGACTCTACAGGAGCAGGCGTTGGCTCCTAGTTGACATCACTCCAAGAGAGTGATCGTTGGACTATATGGAGGCGGGCGAATTGTCTTCGGGCTAGCTGCTAGGCAGGGCTTCTTGATAGGAGAGTTAGAGGAGTCCTCCAAGGCCAAATTCGTTGAGCACGAGATTCTAGGTTCTAAACCAATCACAGAATTTGTCGGCTTCGAGAACGACGAAGTGTCGTTCAGCATGAATTTCATCGCGGGCCGCACCACGGCCCCGATGGTGGCTATTCCATTATTGAAGGGGATACTAAGCCTGGCTCAGGCTTACCCACTGATTGTTGGGGGTCGTCCAATTGGTAGTTTCACGTCTCAGTTTGTGCTGACTGAGGTGACGTCGACTTACGAACACACTAACGGAATGGGGATAGTAATGGTGGCATCCATCGACGTTAGTCTGAAGGAATATAGATCTCTGGTCTGAACGTAACCACCTTTTCATTTAGTGACACCAAATGAACATCGATTGGCACATAACAGCGATTAACCAGGGGGAGTTAACAGAGGTAGATGTTGACTTCGGTGCGACTGGTCTAGCCGAGATCCTGCAAAACGTTAGGACGATTCTCATGACACCTAAGGGCAGCCAACAGATGGATCGCAGATTCGGAATGGACATGAGCTACATCGACCGTCCTATGAACCTAGTCATCAACCAACTCATCTCAGCGGCGATGGTAGCTCTGAGTGAGTACGAGCCACGTGTTCAGCTAGAGGATATCAAATTTGACACCACGAATGCTATGGATGGCGGATTGATTGCTACCGTCAAACTCAACGTTTTAGCTGCCTAATGCCCTCTCCCTTCGATAGTTTCCCGGATATTGATTTTGTCGAGACGGACCCTAGAGCCATTGAGGCGGAGATCATCTCTGGGTTCGAGGCAGCTGCGCGTGAGGCTGGACAGCCGGTGTCTCTAGCACGTGGGGACCCTCGGAGACTGTTTCTATTGTCCCTAGCGGCCAGGATAATCCAGGAAAGGGTTATACAAAACCGGACTGCGCGACAGGAGTTAGTTAAGTATGCTGAAGGTGCGGGACTCGATAACCTCCTAGCGTACTGGGGACCGCCAGGCAAACGATTAGAGGCATCCAGCGCTAAGACTACGCTGGAATTCACAATTCCCGCAGTAATGTCTTCTTCTGTTGTTGTGCCAGCTGGGACCCAGGTTGGGGCTAGTGACAAAATTGCATTTGCGACAGATGCGGAGGCAGTGATTCCAGCGGGTCAGACGTCCGTTACGGTGATCGCAACTGCGATAGAGCCAGGCACGGCGCACAATGGTTATACGCCTGGACAGGTTACGCACATTCAAAACTGGGACGTATCGTTTGCAGTTAGTGCGACCAACACCACGGAATCAGGCGGTGGAGCCGACAGAGAGACCGATGATGCGTTCCGTGACCGAGGGTATTTGTTACCGATGCATGTTGCTGTAGGAGGCACAGCAGAGAATTACAAAGAGCGAGTCCTGAGAGTTAATCCAGGAATTGTTGATGTCGCGGTGTGGAACAAGGAGGAGCACACAGGCAATGAGAAAGACGCCGGAACGGTCATGATTAATCCTCTGATGGCGGGCGGGAAGATACCAACTCAGGCTGTTCTCGATGAAGTTGTTGAAAATCTATTTAGCCGAAGGTTTAGGAAAATAGGTGACAAAGTAATCGTCGAGGCTCCTACAGTTGTTAACTACAAAGTCGATCTAACATTTTACATAGACAAAGCAGACAGCGTTTCTGCTGAGTCGATCCGCAGTGTCGTCACGCAAGCTGTAACTGGTTTTGTGGATGACACAAGAATTCAACTCGGGGTTGATATCAACGTAACAGATCTAATTGCTAGGATACGTAACGCCGGTGCTCTGAGAGTCAACGTTAAAAGCCCGAAACAAACAACTGTCGCAGTTAACTCGGTCGCTATTCCGACAGATATTACAGTTGACTACGGTGGTCTGGTTGATCCATAAAGCTTATGGAAGACGTCTATACAGCCGACTTCAACGAGCTACTGACGCCAGGGATTAGGGACTATCCGAGCGTTAGGTTTGCTTCTAAAACCATTGAGCCTGCGCTGCGTGACTTGTTTTCTCAGATCGAGAAGCTGCGGATCAGGGGCAACCTCTCAAACGTCTCAGATCAAGTTCTAGACTACCTGGCACTTGAATACAGGGTGTTTGGTTACGACTCTGCCCTACCCAGAGCAACCAGAGAAATGATGATCCGTAACTCTATCCAATGGCTGATGCGACTGGGAACACCATCGGTCATTGATGAGGTTGTTAGTTTGGTGTTTAGCCACGCTAAATGCGTTGAGTGGTTTGATTACGAACCGGTCCCAGGAACTCCGTATCACTTCAAAGTGATCATTGATGACGCCCAATTTGACAACGAGCGAGTAAAGAAGCTGATCTCTCTGGTTATGGAGCTAAAAAACGTGCGTTCGTTTTTCGATGGAATTGAGAGACTGACGACTATTAACAGACCGATTTATGCCGGACTCGCTTTGGGACGATCACGGAATCAGATTACGTGGATAGACTAAATGGAAAAATTTGATAGAAGTTGTGTAACAAACCTGGGTAGATCTGCTATTGCCAAGCTGAACGCGGGCGGGTCTTCTCTCGTCCTGACCAGGATTCAAATGGGGAAAGGCACCGTCGACGCCTCCACAGACATTCAGACGTTCACTGAGCTAGTCGACGGTGTCCAATACAACGACATCAACTCGGCTAACACTCTGGTCCCATATCAGACCACGATTGCATTCACAATCAAAGGATCTGATGTTGAGAAAACATTCCAGTGGTCTGAGCTAGGCGTCTTTGCAAAACTGGACGATGGAGAAGAATTCCTGTTTGCGTATGCTTATTCCAGTAATCCAGACACTCTGGTTGAAGGCTCGAAGGTCGTTGATCAGTATGTTTTTGGTATCCGGTTCGAAAACAGTAAGAAAGTCTCCGTCGAACTGACTGTAAATCAGACAGTCCCGCTCCACGCAGCAACGCACCTAGACAATGGTGTTGATCCTATTCCTACTGTTAGTTCGGAGCGGACTGGGTTGGTGCCTGTAGGGCCGGATGATCCTAGGCAGGTCCTTGTTGGTCATAAAACTCCTCGGTGGGATTCTGTACCGCTTGCTGATAAGGACTCCCAAGGGGCCATTCCCGCACTCCCAGGGGTAGCCACAAAATACCTCGCAGGTGACGGCAGATGGCACAGAATGACGCCGTTCATCATGATGGATACGACACTCTATGTTGACCCAAGTAATAGAGACGATCCACCTAAATTTTCTACATTGGCAAAAGCGCTAGAGTATTCGAACGACTACCATATTTTTGCTGGTGCGACTATCACAGTTGAGTTGGCGGATGGTATTCATTGGGTCGAGAACACAATTGAATTCGAGCATCCTCAGGCACAACAGGTTAGGATTGTTGGTGCTAGTCCAAGGCAAGCCATTAGTTTTTCGGACATCGTTGTATCTGGTGACGAAATAATATTAACTGCCTCGTCTACTAAAAGCCTTTCAGTGGGCATGAGTGTCATTATCGACGCAGCAGGTGCGTACAAAGGCGGGCGCACGATCAAATCTATCCAGGGATCGACCATAACACTAACTAGATCTACAATTTATTTTTACCCGCATGAACAACATGGGATGGAAAATTCCTACATGTATTTCTACAAGACACGAATCGCTTGCCAGAAAGGAGCACTCTTCCTGCCTAACGGGTTAGGTCGTTTAGCGAGGATGGGGATTCATGGTTCATTGGAAAATGTTGGAGTGTATTCGTTAGGTAAAACTGCTTTCTCCGAACTAACTGTAAATGGATTCAACAGAGGGATAGCCACTCAGAATGGTGATGTTTACTACAATTTCGTAGCGGCTCACGACTGCGAACATGGTTTGTTAGCAGATACCGGGGCGTCTGCAATTGTCTCCGGAAAATTGT